AACTCAGCGAACCTTTGGTCATTGTCTCTTTGAAACACATAATGCGCTTCTGGGTAAGGTATTTTATTTTCTTTATCCCAGTCGGCTCTAACTTCTGCTCTAGCCTGTTTGGCGAGTTCTCGAATTCATTCATTCATTTTGTTTTCCGATCTAATTTGTTCCATGCTTCAATTATAACTTCTTCACCGTTTCGAATATCGAAGAAATCTGCACTGATTATCATATCCATAGCGCAGTTTTCATCAACCGTTTTTGTACATTCGATCCACATCGTTTGCCAAGCCTTGCCATAGCACTCAGCAGCACCCGTTGAATTTAACTCTGCTGGACTTCCGCACATTGGACAAGGTAGTATGTTCATTTATTCAATTCCAAAATGTTGTTTAATTTTGTTAGCATTGCGGTTATATTCTTCGACTGCAAGGTCACTGACATGACAATCTTCCGTCCATAATAATTGAGCACATTCCTGCACAATCAACTGGGCGAACTTAGGTATATCAAATGACTGGTTTCGGTCGTAAATGTCAGGATTAGCTCTGAAGCCACATTGTTCAGCAAGTTCTTCAATTCGTTTATTCATTTTAGCTTTCCTTTAAATTTGTCTAGCCTCCATTAGAATATCCTAATTGGTAAGAGGTTTGTTTTTCTTTTTCTAAGATGTCCATAATTTTTATGAACACAGTTGCTTCATTTATCATTTTCACAATAGTTTCATAGTGTTCTGGTTTTACGTCTTGTTCGTTCAACGGGGTCGTTCCATTCTTCAGTCTATCAGCAAACCCTAGAGACCAAGACACTTGTTTTTCTCTGCGTATGATTCTAAGCAAGTCTGTCTGTTCCGTAAAGCAGTCTATCATTGCTTCAATAAAATGATGTGTTTCTAGCGCAACAGCGTAAGCGTTCATAGGTTTATTCATTTCAGTTTCCATTATGTTATGAGAAAAACAACTGTTCGTTAGCCCATGATTCTTCTAATGAACGCACGACACCAACGTTTTGTATAGTAAATTCCCATTCACCTGTATTGCGTAGTATATAATTGAATTCTTCCACTTGCATTCTAAAGCAATAGTCAGTGTAGTTAATAAACTTGTTAACCTTTAAATCTTCGCCATTGTCACGCGCATAAAACGTTGTCATCTTAACAGAGTAATCGTCAAGTGAGTGTTTAAAACCTATAGTATCACCTAAACTGCTGATACTGCCTAAGTCAATCAACTCTTGTAATACTGCTGGGTCTGAATAGTTCTCAAGCAACAGACGCCCGTTATTACTGATGTAACCATCCCAATAGCAGTATACTTGGTGGACTGTACCGTCTGTGCGTTCAATCGCTATTGTGCTTCGTGTAGACATCTTATTTCCTTATACACATAATACATATTCGGCAAGACCTTTCCAGTTCTTGTCACCAGCAACACGAATCTTTGTAACTGAAATCAAGGTACGTAAAGATATTTCTTTGGCACTTGATTTAAGGTCACGAATCAATGCTAGTGCCTCAGTCTTTGAAACAGAGTCAAATTCTGGCATAAATTCTGGAGATTTAGCAATGTGCTCCATACGCTCAATTTTTTGGTCATCGGTCATAGTAAGATCGATCATCATTGAACGGCTACGAATTGCTTGGTCAATGCGTGACTGGTCAAGGTTTGAAATAAAGATAATACGACCAGTAAACTCAAATGAACGTGGTAGATCATCGTCACGCATATCTGCACGCCATGAAATAATACGGCGACCATTAGAATCAAGAGCGCCTTTAAGTAAGTTCAAGGCAGTAGAGTCTTTGAGAACATCGTCACAGTCGTCAAATATGATAACTGAATTGTTCAGTTCAAACAGAGTACGATACAGGCCTTTAGCCGTAGAATAACCCTTGACCATTGTATAGGCCTTAGTTTTATTGATTACTGCACCAGACTGAAAGTCAGCAAGATCAGACATATCGGTATAACCTGCAGCTTCAAGAGTACGTTGCACGGTATAGGTTTTACCTAAACCGCCTTGGCCAGTGATGATAGCAGAAGCCTGAACATTAGCAGCAACCATTTTGATAAGCTGTTCGACAAAACCGAAACGCTCATTAATGTTGAACTTAGTAGCGGTAGACTCGACAACTGAAGCACTGCCTGACATTTCCATAATTCTTTGGAATGATGCCTTGCTGCCAGTCAGCTTACGATACATATACTCAATGTATGCAGGCTTTGTAGATGCAAAGGATTTACCGTTGATACGGCAGTTGTACTTACCTGTACTAAGGTCTTGCTTAACTGTAATGTCAGTCATAATGTATTCCATCAATCAATTCAATAAACAATTATAAACGGTATTTAGGAAACTGTCAACAACTTTTTTCACGACTGTTGTATTTCTGCAACTACTTCAAATACTGTGTTTGTCAATTCAATATAATAATTATAAATGGTATTTGAAGATCTGTCAACAACTTTTTTCACAACTGTTGCATAAATACAACAGGTATCTACGAGCTTGTAGAAGGACTTTTATCAGGTACAATAGTTTGTATTGACAGCAATAAAAAATGCCCGTAGTGAGCATTTAAAGTGAGGCATTTTAGGCACTTCTACGGGTCTCAATTTTTACCCTATATTGATATATGGACTATGTAAAAAAAGACCCACAGAAAGACGATTATGAACTAGTGTACTGTTTAATTAATGGGAATATTTTAGCAATAGCTTCTGCACATGCTTTTGCGACTTCAATGTGTTCAAGCTGAGTTCCATTTGATGAGCGCAGTTCACAGTAATGAATCCATGACCGTAGTGTACCATTGACATAAGCGCGTGACATCGTAAGTCCTTCTGGCAAGACTGCACGAGCCTGTTCTTTTGCAATACCATTTTCTATTGCCCATTCATATGCTACGCGTGAAGCATTAATGATATGACGTTGATGTTGTTGCCACATTGCTATAACTCCAACTTTAGATGAGTCATCATTATCTATCTTAATACTATTTTGACGATTCTTAGTGTCTTGAAGTCTAGCCTCACGGTATACAAATTCAAGTTCAGTTGTAGGGTCTGCATAACGCTGTGAAAATTCCTGGAAAGTAAATGAACGATGTCTAAGTAACTGCCTCATAATATCGCGTGTTGTTTCTACTTCCATACAAACCGAAACCATTTCAAGCGGGCTCCAGTGTTTATTTTTTACTAGATAGTTAATCAGTTTTTCAGATGTCTCTGTATTTAACTGATTAGACGGATTAGATACACGGGCACAATATGCAGCTAAGTCTTGTAAGTCTTTTATGCCATTTGCTATAAATTCTTCTGTAGGTTGCGAATATGATACCAGTTTTACTTTCATACCGATAGTGCTCCACAAAGTTTACTTAGTTCGTCTTTAGTAAAATAAAATGTTTCAGTCGTAACATCTTGCACTGGGTTATGTCTTTCAAATACAACTTGATATAGATTGTTACTTGTTTCCTTATTACTAACATATAACATATAACCATCATTATTTTGTATCAATGTTTTCATTTTTAAATTCTCCATATCTATGTAACCAGTTTTCGGCACAATCATTTACATAATTTAATGTATTATATTTAAACATACGAGCATTAGCAATGTCGTTAGCTTCATACATAATCAAAAGATATACATCAGGATTATCATTTGCAATGTATAATAAGATTGAACGATTGTCAATACTCATTTCACATGTCAGAGTGTATAAGTCTTTAATATTGTCATACTGTAATATTGTAAAAGAACTATCAAGGTTATCTACCCATAATAATTTATCTCCTTCTTTAAATCCAGAAAGTTCTAAAATTTCTTGGTTCAGTTCAATATACTTATCGCCGTCAGAATGTTCTTTGACATCTAGGCACCATTGTTTTGTCGTTGTCATACTTTAAATCCTTGAAATGATTTACCTTCGCTTTTCATACGCGAGCCCATTTTTGAACTATCAAATACTGGTATGTCTTTAACTAAAGTCTGAGCCGATTGTTCGACATCATATAATTTCATCTTTGCACGGTCAATACCAACAACAAATCGTTTATGTAGGTTTATATCGTTATATCGATTCTTAAGTTGCTTAATCATAATTTGACCCATCTTTTCAAGATCTTCTGTTGATATTAGTGCAATCATCAAATCGGCAGTAGCAGGTACACCAAAGCTATTTTTTGTAAGAATCCCATTACAATAAAATAAGTTATCACCGCTAACAGATATATCAATTGTATCTAATACGCCAACATCTTCAATAGAAACAATTTCGTCATCATAAGAAATCATTGAATCACTGTTTGTGTTTTTATATATTTTTTCTTCTTCAAGCTTTATCAATACGTCAGTGAACTGGAATATATCCATTTCGTCAGTTAACTTAACCATGCCAGCTTCAACTAACATGACAGCTTTATTAAAGCAGTTCATTGCTATAGTTTCGTTAGCAACATTATTAAACTCTTCCATTCCATTTTTCCTTAATTAATATTTTAAGTTCTTCTAACCTATTAGATAAGTTATCATCAGACCATACAATATTATAATCCATTCCAGCAACAGCAGATTTAATCATTTGCTATGTAACCTATCACCTATGCTAAGACCAGAATTAATACAACGTCTGCCATTATTAGAAGGAAATACATGATCACGAGAAACGATGATTGTCTTTCCAGATTTTAGTGTAATCTTTACGCATTCTTTAGGCTTTTTATGATGAACAAACATTGTTGTTTTAAATTCATCTTGAGAAGTAATTTGATCACCTGGGACAACATCTCCAATTTGTTTAACAGTATTATCCTTAAGACACACTGACTCACCAACATAAATGCAATCACTTGTATTGTTTAGGTCAACATCAGAATTACCAAAGCCATCACGGTTTGACTGTGTAGCAGTTACGATTGGTAAATCAAACTCTACTGCCAGACCGCGTACTTCTTCTGCAATAGACTTAATATACGAATATGAATTGATTGCCCCGCCCATGCCTTTCATACGTGATGATGCACAAATATTCAAATAGTCAATCATAATTATTTGTGGCACAAAGTTTTTCTTTAGCTTTAGTTCGTTCAATAGAGCTCGGAAGTGGCCTACATGAGCAGAACCAGTAGGATATTCTTTAATGATAAGCTTACCTACATTCTTTTTGACGATCTTATCAATCTTCGATTCAAACATATCACGCGACATTTTATCTAACTGGTCAATGGGTACATTCATTAAGTTTGCATCAATACGTTCTGCAATACGTTCCTCTGACATTTCCAATGTAATATAAAGTACATTCTTACATTGTGACAGAGCAGATGCCGCTAGGTGACACATAAACAGAGACTTACCTACACCAGTAGACGCCAGAGCAATATTCAATGTCTTGTTTGGCAGACCACCTTTGGTAATCTGATTCATATAGTCAAGATCAAATGGAATACGTGACTCAGTCTTATGATAAAACTCATAACGAGAATCTGCATCATTGATGTAGTCATGACCGACATTAGCATCAAAAGTAACTGCCAGAGCAGATGTCAAGAGTTCAGGCAATGCATTCTTAGTAAGAGTCTCATGCTTACCATCAATGATGTTGATAGATTCCATGATTGCAAGATATATTGCTCGGTCTTGACACCATTGCTCTGTTCGATCATATAACCATATTAAATCAGACTCAGGAGTTATTTCAGAAATAGCATTAAGGACTTCGGCTGCCTCGGTAAGCTGTTGGTCACTAGACTTATCATTTGAAGATAGTTCAATACCCAGAGCCTCAAATGTTGGCAAGTTATTATACTTATTGACAAATGAAATGATCTCATTAAAGAGGATAGCATGAGCACCTTCAAAATATTCTCGTTTTAAAAACGGTATAACCTTACGAGTGTATTCTTCATTGCTTATCAAGTTCCTCAGTACCGTTGTCTGTATTTTCTGGTCCAATTCGATATTCTCCACTGTCTAGTGCCGATGATATAATATGTTGTAATACGTCGCCAATATAATTTTTAAAGTTTGTATCTTCTTGTAGCATATCCTCGCGTAAAGGTGATTCAATAATGTTATAGTTAAATGAAAGGGTAGCATATTCATTATCGCTTTCGGCATCTACATTTACTTTTAGTTTGCCATATTGAAATACTGTGCCATTCCATTCGTTCTCGCCAATAAGTTTGACATAGGAAGTTTCTTGGCCATCCTTTTCAACAAACTTATAGTGGGTCGAATCAATTACAGGTTTTGTCATGCTGCTTCTTCCTCATCATCGTCATATGATTCAGCAACTTCATTTTGGTCTCCTAGCATTGCTCGATGACCAATAGTATACTTTTCTTTAATGAAGTTAGCAAAGTCAGTATTGCTGAAGATCGGTTCCCAAAACGTTTTATTCAATGTTTCTTTTTCACGTACCTTAGGTTGCATTAATTCTCCAGTCTCGCGGTCAATACGACAATACCAACCGTTAGATGGTTTACCAACATAACCGCCATCAAGAGCAACATCAAGTAAACCAGAATAGCGCTCAATACCACCAGTCCATGAAACTGCAATTGGAATCTTTGACTTTTCTTTAACATAACGAGATTTTTCAATATTGATAACAAAGTTATAACCAGTAACTTCAGTACCAGTCTTTTCTTGTTGTCGACCCATAATCCAAATGTTCGATGCCGAATAATATATGCCCGTGCCTCCTGACACAATCGCCTTTGGAAACAAACCAATTTCTTGATAAGTATGATTAATAGCAATCATAGGAATGTTTTTCATTGCAAGGTAAGGCGTTACCATACGGAACAAACCTTTAAGCGCTTTTGCACGAGACATATCTGCAACTGATTTTTCATTGATTGCATCTTCTAGTTCTTTCTTTGATGCCAAGTTACCAACAGAATCGATTACAACAATAACTTTATCTCCACGCTCAATTGCTTCTAGTTGATTAACAACATCAAACTTTAAATGTTCGACATCAACAATAGGCGTATGTAATACTCTAGTAGTATCAATACCAAACGATTCAAAGTATGAAGCTGGTGAACCAAATTCAGAATCATAGAACATCATGATAGCTTCAGGATATTTTTTCAAATATGCTGCGGCCATCAATAACGCAAAGTTAGTTTTAAAATGTTTCGAAGGTCCAGCAAGAACAGTCAACCCTGGGGTCAGACCACCATCAATTGAACCAGACAAAGCAACATTGACCATTGGTACATCGGTCGATACCATATCTTTATCAGAAAAGAATTTTGATGTAGCAAGAATTGACGTTTCTTTAATACGAGAATTCTTTCTAAGTTTATCCATTACAGATGACATATCATATACTCCTTGTTTGATTTATTATTATAACACAGAATTAAGTTTCTGTAAACTAAAAAATTCATCTAGTGCCATTGTATTACTAACTTTATCATCATCAGCCGTAGTATATGTCATTGATGCATTAGATTGTTTTAGCAGGTCTGTTTTAATCGTATCAGTATTACCAGTAAGATATTCGATTACGTTTTCCATCATGTCGGCTGCTGTCGTGACTGGTACATTTTGACAAATTACATTAGATGAAGTAACTGGTCGTTCGCCAATCAAGTTGAAGTCTTCTGGCATTTTCATAATGCGCAAGCAATCACGCAGTGTTAAATATTGGTCTTTAAATGGATTGACTAATGAATATGGAAGAGCACCAACTAATGATGGGATAATACCTTTAGGTACCGTTACGCCATGTGCCCAGTAGCCTTTACCTGAATCAACTTTACCTTGCATAGCACGAGCACGTTCACCAAACTTTGTCTTAAAGTTATTCTCGTCCATCCAGTCTGCTACTTCATGAAGGCTACCAGAAATACGGTCTGACTGAACAATACAGTTAGTAGATTTTTCTAGTGTGTTGTAATACTCTAAAATATTAGATGCGCCTGACTTATGAACACAATAAGCAATCCATGGATTAAGCATTGGTTTCTCTTCATTAATTAGTACATTCATTGGATCATCTGCACGCATCTCCATCTTTAAGATATCTTCTACTGGTTCTGTATCGCGGCGGTAATATTTAAAGACTGGATTTTCTTCGCCTTTAGTAAAGAAGTAAAAGGTACGAGGACGTTTCTGTGCCAGACCATGCAGACGTGATTCAGTATAATATAGATTAAGTACATAACCGTATTTCTTACCAATCTCTTGAAGTTTATCTGCAACTTTCTTACCAGCGGTAGTAAATAGACGAGGAGCATTCTCTCCCCAAAAGACTTTAGGTTTAATTGAGCCTAGAACATATTCTGTAGTAGTATACATCCATTCATTAACATTAGAGTCTGCATTAGATGTCGTTGATAAACTAGATAAACCGGCACAAGGGCAAGTGGTCATAACAACATCGACTTGTTTAGTTGGAACATAATTTTCGTTACCAGGTGCATCTAGTAATACGTATTCCTTGTCCCATTTTTTAACATCACGAAGATAATTAACAAAGTGAGAATCATTTCCAGCAAATGGCGTATATGATAGTACCCATTCTGGTAGACGATCATTCATAGCCTTCATTGTTCCAATTACTTCTCCACCTACTAATGGTACGATTGTTCCATATGTAATTGTCTCTCTTGTTAGTGATTGTGTCATTCTGTGATTTCCTTGTAAGCGTTCATGATAATATTGTTAATATGGTCTCCAGAATAATATTCTGGTTTTATCATATTCTTAATGTTATTTACCAGCGTATCATATGCATCTGGATTCTTTTCTAGAAACTCAATCTTTTTGTATAAGTCTTGTGAACTACTGATACGTAAAAATTCTGGGCACTTAAGATTGTTCTGTTGGTCATATGTTGGATGTAAGAATGGAATAATACCATAATGAGCCATTTCCCAAAACTTTGCAGTTACCCAACCTTTCTTGATAGGAATACAGAATGTATATTTAACTCGCGGTAACATTGCCTGCAGATCATTAAACTTTTTAGGGCCTTTAAATCTAATGTCTTCGCCAATCGTATCAGGATTCCATTTACCATACACATCGACATCTTCTACATAGTCAAGAATATATTTCTTTAGATCTTTATAACGAGACGGAGCGCCTTCATTACATACAATCATAAACTTAATATCTTTAGTACCTGCTGCCACTACAGAATCTTCTACTTCAAAAAATGAATCAAGAGAAGCAGCCTTTTCTACTATTGCAGACCCAGTAGTCTTATTGATTAGGAACAGCGTTTCCATAGCAGAATACAAACATTCGACAGTTTCAGTTTTCATGACTGCTTCGTCATAATTTTTCCATGTCCGCTGTTGTATGGTTTCAGTATATTGTGATAACACCTTATTAGGTAGTCGATACCAGTCACGAGCATTAGTTGGAAAGTACCTTGGATCATTAGAGACTAGTACATAAGGAAAGTCTGTGATATTGATAAAATCGATAATAGGCCCAGCATATTTAGATAACATATCTATCGGCTGGGCCATCTTATCTGGTGTCATAACATTACGCGCCTTACCTAATACATTTGAAGTACCGGTTGGCCCTGCAATAAACACACCATAGTCCATTTTAGGTAATGATTCAAATATATGAGCCAAATATGATAGTCGATCTTTAGCACCTTCTGAACCAGTAGCCGTTCTCCATTCAACAAACTTTTCCCATATATCGATTACATTACCATGTTTGTTGATACGGTTACGCTCGTGTTTATCAAGTCTAACATAATCAGACACACCAACTAAATAAAAATTGATATGCGGATTTTTATGGAATAGTGTTTCATATAGAGCTGGTGCCTCATTATCTCCGCCAATTGCACCCCACTTTGACGAATCAAATAAAATTGATTTACCGACCTTGCCTACCGCTATGTTCATAGTGATCTTGTCCATTTTATAAAATCTTGTAGATTCATTCCCTTATCATCGACATAATATGTATCAGAATAAGGTTTGCCATACTGAATCTCATCATACTGCACGAAGTGTTCTGCTAACCAATTAATAGTTATATCACCAATATCTGCTACTATTTTTTTGACATCGCCTGAATGAGTTACCATACGTCTAGCAGAACAAATAATAATATGATAGTTCATTTCATGTAATTTTTGCATTTCTTTTATGACTTCAGTATTAGGCTTGGCTAGGCCATACTTCTCATAACTAGTTTTAGCAGAATGATCTGGAAAGCAGATCGTATCATCAAGATCAAAGACTATAGTTTTCATGTTTAAGATACTCATTTACATAGCTAAGAAAGCGTTCTTGCCTAGGTTTATTATCATAGTGTAATGGTATGCAAGTTGCTAACAACAAAAGACCGCCTTCAATAATGAGTTCAACTGGTAGGTTATACTCTTTAAGCTTGCGTGCAAATACCTTTTTCACAATCATATTTTGTTCCACACCAGCAACCATTGCATTATAGCCATGATATAAGTCATGTGATAATTTACACCAGTCATATAAGTCATCGCCATAAGTACCAGCTATATTACCATAAGTACCGCGTGGATCAATCAATGTTATACGATCTGAATACTGATCATACAAGATATTGCCAAAATGTAAATCACCATGAACTCCCATACGAGGACACGTTTCTTTATAAACTTGTCTAGCAATTTTATCAAGGGAAAAACCGTTTGGTATGTTAAGACCAGCTAACCTACTGCTAGTTTTATAGACCCACATTATTTCTGCATTAACATTGAAACTATTGTTATATTCTGAACAGTTAGATCTTTGGTTGAAATACTTTAGCTTAACATTAAAGACCTTGTCAATTAGATATTCCCAAAATGATTCAGGTAAATTTTCATACAACATTAAGTCAGACAATAGCACACCAGATTCATATGACATAATCAAATCAGTTGGATGCTTAAGAATACGTGGAACAAACATTCGTTGCTGTTGATTCAGTTTGCTATACCAATGCTTTTCATTCTTGTTTTGATTTATTGAGTTAATGTCATGATAGTCTGGCATTTTACATAAAGTATTCAGCTCACTATCGTACTCAATAGTATGGAATGCGCGTGTCTTTAATTTTAACAATGCTGCACATGTTTTATAGTATGATGGTAAATCACCAATGTCATACCAGTCATTAGCCATAACACACTGAAATGCCAATGTTGTTATATAAGAATAATCGATTAGTGCGCCTGATATATCAGACGAATGAGACCTAAATGCTCTGGCAGCACAGTCACCATTGCTAAACGAATATAACCCTACAAGAGCAACCGTATCATCAATAGACCTTGAAGGTTTATTAAAATACCCGATAGAACGATCCCACATACACCATGCCGACTGGTCTTGTACTTCTTTACATAATAAAAAATCAGTACCTAGTGGTAGGTTATCATCAAGAATAATTGCATCGCCTAACCATACGACTAAAGGTAATGTCGGATCATTAAGAGCACCTATTCCAATAGAAATTGCATCTCTGGGACCGTTAAGTTGTTCTTGCTTAACAATAGTTACGGTAGGGTGACGCTTAGCACAGTATTCTCGAATGTCATCAAGCTTGCCATCAACAATAACAATCTGCGCCACATTTGTCAGAGCAGTTGCACGTTCAATAATATAATCAATACAAGGCTTACCGTTGACACGAACCATTGCTTTTGATGTATTATTTGACAGAGGTCTTAAACGAGTAGCGGCACCAGCCGCAGGAATAACTAAGTTTATCATATTTACCTTATAGCGTATTATCTATTATAACACATATCGGGTTATTTGTATACTACATTCTGAAAATATTTGTTCAGTATGTAATAACGATTCTTTCCATATATCAGCAACTTCTGCTTTGTTATCGCCTAATGTATATATGACACGCTTAATACCAACTTGAACAATCCCTTTGGCACATTCTGAACAAACTGGCAAACCATACACATACATTGTTGCGCCGTCTAATGATATACCGTTATATGTAGCATTATATATGCAGTTCATTTCGGCATGAACAATGAACTTATATTTTACTTCTCTGTTTTCATAACGTTCTGGTTTATCTAACATACCGCGAGGAAAACCGTTGTAGCCTGTAGCAAGTACCTGACCCTTTTCAGATACTGCTACGGCTCCGATTTTACGTGACGGGTCAATGCTCCATGACGATACACTCAGTGCAAGACTTAAGTATCGTTTTGTCCATTTATCGTCACTTAGGTTCATTGTTCTGCGTATGTAGAAAAGAAACCCGCAGAGGCTGCAGCTGCAACCATTGCTTTTGATGGAGTACCTAACTGGTATTTTACTGCGGCTTTACCAGTTTTAAGAATAGTTTGGTTTGTATAAATGCAGTGACCTTCTGAACGTAACTTACAAATAACTGAAGATGGGTTAACAATGTTAAATTTTGTTTTAATTTGTTCAGTAGTTAATGCTGAACCGCTTTCTAGTTTGCTTAATAAACGTTTTGCTTTAGTCATAATATAACTCCGTATAGTGCATCATTTAAAATAGGTTGATGCATACCTTACTACTTAATTTTAAATATTATATAAAATATCGTAATCTTTTTTAGTAATGTTAAATTCAGCAGTTTTAATAAAGTGATCTAACATATAAAAATTTCTTTCGTACATATGTAGGTTTTGTACTTGCCAGTAAATATTGCCTGGGTTTAAGTCTGCAAACATATTAAGATCTAGGTAACGATCACATACACACTCTAGTAAATGTCGCTGCCATGCATAATCGTTACGGTATCCAGCCCATACATCGTTGCTGCGCATTTGTACGACGCAGTGTAATTGGTTATCACGTATATAATATGTTACTGCATTTGTACAAATAAAATCATTCTTGCCATTATCATTATAGTCAACCCATATTGATGGTCGAGTATAAATCATCGATGCCCGACGGCTTGAAGGATTTTCTGTTAGTTCGTTTACTACTTGTGTAAATTGATTATTAAACTTATCAGAAAATACTAGATAACCATAATTTGAATTGATTTCACCATGTACATTTGCAGTTGCTTTCCATGCTGCAGGCGGTTCACGACCATCACCATATATGTCATTAATGTTTGTCGATTCTGATTCATACCAATCAAGTTCTGCTTTAATATATTCTTCATTAGGCGTACCAAAGATAGCAGGTTCGTCTGCAATAAATGATGCTCCTAATACCTCAATCATATTTTGACCAGAACGATCTTGTACGAAGTTTTTGTTATTATATTCTTCAACAAAGAGTGTACGAATATCATTCGCTGTCATCATTGTGCATATTCCCTTTAGCCATTAATTTGTTTAAGAAGTTACGCCCTGGGTCTTGTCCTTCCATCTTGCCACGCGAATACGATACAAAGAATGATAGGTAATTGATTGCGTCTTTAGCCGAGTCTTCAAGTGATTCAAAATTAGCAGTTTCACCATACTCCATACCTTCCATTACGGAATAAATACGTGTCATCTTTTGATGTACCATGTCTAAAATTGTTGCACAACCACGAGGATAATGATCGGCCTGACGAATACGGGACCTTTCATTTTGATAGTCTTTTGATTTTCGATCTTGTAATTCTGCGCATTCTTGTAGTACTTTAATTGATTCACGCATTTTGCCACTCCCATGATATGTATAGTATATTATAACACACAATCAAACAAATGTAAATAGTTATTGTTGCAAAAATACAACACTATTACCTATTTTTATAGACAAATTCAAGGGCACGGTCTGCCTCGACAACAAGCGGTCTGGATTCATACCAGTTTCCAGTTTCCATGTCAAGCTCTGAACAAAGCACAGATATTTCATGAGCAGTAATAGGATAACCTTGCGTGATTGCATTAGCGGCTATCGATACCATCAACCGATACATTGTACGATACCAACCAGTTTCTGAAATACCTTTGTATTCTTCTACAAGTTTTCTGGAAACAAATGGGCAGTCACGATAACCAGACCAAATGAATTTCTTTGTATTATTTTTAGTAAGTTGTTCTTTACGATATGAAATAATTTCGTTCTGTATGCTTTCTGGTAGTCTGTCAATAAATGATGTACCAGTCATTTGCTTTGTCACAAACGGGTGTTTAGCCATTAGTTCAGATGGAACAATAAAGTTGCCGCCTGAGTTAGTGAATATGAAGTTATTTGCGTTTTCATAGTCACCAGGGATATAATACATACGTGAAAAGTCTTTAACTTGCTTATCACCCATTTCGCCAAATTCACTGTTCAGCGCATGCCAAAAATGTCTAATGTTTTCTGCAACAACAGAATAGGCTAATGGAAAAACAATACGGAACTTTGGTTTATCGATTGTACTTGATGCAGTAGAATAACATACAAAGTAATAAGAACCATACTTAGCTAGTAGCTCATCACGAAAATTATTTTCATTTAGTACATGGTCATCGACATCTAGTGCAGCCCACCCGGCCCATGAAATAACATTCTTGTTTGCTCGTGTGGTATCTTCAAGATATATTGCTGGAGAAATAAGTTGAGCATCTTTCTTTGATTTGCGTTTGATTGCAGAAAGACCATATAAAAGATGCTCGAACTCATTCCAGTTCGTAAAGCTCATTTGTTTATCAGTATACTTGTCATATATAGATTTGAATAGAGTTAAAGAATATGTCATTATGATTTGTCAAATAATCCTGTTAAGAGACCATGATTACCTAGATGTGACGGTGCTGTCCAGCCATCAGGTTTAATTAAATCTGGAAGACCAAGCACATTAGGACGAGATGCCTTGACACCGACAGTCTTTGCCATGTTTGCTTCATGAACGCAATTCCATGCAGTATTTGCGTTAACACCAAATGCATCTAGTGTGCCAATAGCAACCACACATAAGTCAATTAGACCATCAACAATTTCTTCAGGATCTTTGTTCTTAACCGCAAGTTTTGTTTCAGCAAGTTCTTCATCAAGGAAGCTCATACGGAACTCTAAGAATGCAGTTAGCTTTTCAAGGTCATCTTTTGTAAACTTTTCATAGACCCAGTTGTTGACTCCATATTTAGAATGCATGTCTGCAATATCTTTTGACCAATCAGTCATTGTCATTATCCTTTTGTTGTCGGTGTTGTTGTAAAAGTTCAATACCACGCTTAGTAGGTCTTGCAATATTTTGACCCATAAGCTCTTCACCATATGAAAAGTTATTATAGTCTGCCACAACTAGACCTTTACGATCTAAGACAGCAGTTGATATAAAAATAGAAGTCAACGCAACTTGTGTATTAAATTGTTCATCAGTCAGTGCAGAGGTTCCTTCTGCAGCAGTTAGTATCAATGTCAGTAAGACAGCATAGTCTGATGGGTTAGCTGGATCTAATGATAATTCTCTAAGTTCTTCTAATTCCATATCAGTTAATGGTTTAAAGAATTCAGAACAATTCATCATTGGGTTGACTTGTAGTTTTGTTGCTAGTGCACGAATAGAAGAAGGCACTTCAGGTTGTTCAGCGATTCTAGTATAGTTAAGTCTATAAATGCTTACGTCATTATTATCCATAACATATTCCTCCAGTAGTATTATTATAACACATATTCGTTGTAATGTAAACCATTATTTGTATCAAGAGAAAAAGTCTTCAAGAGATACACTATTTTCATGCCGCCAGCCAACTGCATCAAGGATAGGTAAGATAGGCTTAAGGAATGCCTTTTCAAATTGTGTCTCATAATCAATGTACTTATGAAGTTTTAACTCAGGTGGCAAGTAACCAATATATGAAATAACATTTTGACGAACAGTATTTGGTAACTTAAGATAACAGAACTTTACTTTGTCGCCGTTGCGAATAAGATCATTGCGTTTATTCAGACCAGCAGATAGCACAGCATTGTTATATGTAATAGCACCACGGACATGAATAGGACAACCACTTTTAAATATTGTATTTTTGTCTGTCCACTTATCGACATCAGACACGCCACGCGGAAACGATACTTGCTCTGGTGGCAGACTACAAAAGTATTCTTTAAATGATGAGATTGCTTTTTGTGTATTTGCTTCTGAGCCTGATATGATTACTTTGAATAATTGTTTTAGAGCATCACGGCAAACAGAAGGAGTCGAAGATTTAATTGCTTCAATACCCATGATCTTTAGTTCAGGCACTGCATAACGAACACCTTCATTGTCATGTACGTTCAATATATATCGCTTCTTAGCTGTCCAGATACCACGGTCTGCAATTGATTCACGTTTCATTTCCATGCGTGCTTCATAACAGTTGAACCTATCAAACAGTTCGGCATATGAAACTTCTAGTGCCTGGCCAAATGTTTCTTCACATACCTTATCAAGAAAGTCAACAGGGCTCTTAGGATTAAACTTATTGACCAGAGGGCCAAAGTTAACATACAGGGAATCGGTATCAATGGCGACGGTATAGTCAATTGCTTTAGTTTTAAGCAATGAATTCATCTTAGCATTGACTGCTCGCTCTGCCCATTGAATAACCATTTGACCAGTCAGTGTAATTGCTTCAGCAATACGCAAGTCAAAATACCTGAAGTATGCATTACCCATTGCGCCATAAAGAGAGTTCAGTAATAACTTAACGGACATCTGTTGAGTATCAAGGTTGATAATTTCATGCTCAAGGATTAGCCTGCGTTGTTTATCAGAACTATCAACGGTCTCAAGTTCTTGCTTAAGCTTAATCATTCGCTTTTTGATAGCCTTACGCTCATTGTAATACTTAACAATGATATCTGGAATAAAGCCTTGCTTATCTTTTCTGAACTGAACTCCATTTACCGCAGTAGCATATGTAGGATCTTGTTCAGACATTCTGCCATTTAAACAAGTATCGACATCAAACTGTCCACGACCATAATGATCAGAAATAGTTTCAGGCGACATATTCCACTGAACAATAATGTTAGGATACAGAGAGTTTAAGTCAAACGAACAAATCCATTCATGAATACCAACTTGTGGATCTTTGACATAACCGCCTGGGTAAGGTGCCTTAATGTTATCCTTTGCTGGCGGAATAACAATGTTGCGAGAAGCTAAGTCTCGATAGATGATGCTTTCCCAGATACCAGTAGTACCAAACACGTCAGTATAGTTGACACCGCCACGATAGGCCATTGTCATTGCTAAGGTAATACAGCCAAGTTGTTCTTCTAGTCTATCGACAAGTTCAACGTCTTTGATGTTATATGATATGAATTTCTGAAAATTAGTTTCATATAGTTCATGTAGAGATGATACCTCGTCATATGATAATTTGTTTTCGCCAAGCACAACATATGCAATATGGTCTAGTTTATATGATTCTTGAGGGCCATAAGTCAGCACGCCAAACTTTTGGAACAGGTCATAATAGTCTAGTTGTTGAATACCATACAGTTCATACGCATCAAGTTTTTTACCTTTGATTGCAATTTGACGATAGCTAACAATTTCCCACGGTGAAAGTTTCTTAGACATGTCTTCACCCATCACTCGTGTAATACGATTGACAAGATAAGGTATATCAAATAGACGAGTATTCCAACCAGTAACAATATCTGGTGTATTGTTAGGGCTATGCCAAAAGTCTAGGAAGTTAAGTAAGAGTTTAATTTCATCATCACACTTAGTATATACGATAGCTGAGTCTTTAATATCAAACTCAGATGTATCATAGTCTTGCATACCCCAGACATAGTATGTGTTATCTTTACTTAGCTTTAGAGCAATGGAAATGACAGGATACTTTGCATCTTCAGGAAATGGAAACCCATCTTTTGAGTAGACCTCAATATCAATTGTACCAATGTTAACTCTTTCGCGGCTGAAGGAATCAATTATATTTGGAAACTTATCATGAATGTATTGAGTGGTATAGTTTGTGTTGCCATAGACTTTGAAATTATCTACATCTTTATACATAGCAATAAAGTCTTTAGCATCACGCATTGTATCAAACTCGCGTGGCTCTACTGGAGTACCATCGACTGAATGATAACCAGTAGGTTTATTTGTTTGAAGGTATAGCGTAGGAGAAAATTTAATCTTACGTGCAACTGATGTACCAATACCATCATAACCACGATACAAAATGTTGTTGCCGTACCTATTTACACAAGTATAAAAACCGTCGTTCATCAGTAACTCCCATAACAATATAATATTATAACACAGTTCTTACAACTTGTATACTAAAATATGATCTTTTTCTGTGCTGGTGTTACAATTTTGGTATACATTTCACGATACTTTGATGCTAGTTCCTCAACTGGTTCGGTAAAGAACATGACATCTTTTTCTTTAAATGTGATACCAGTTTCTGGGATTTGTGAATATGGCATAAATGGTGCAAGGCCAAGCGAGTTAGCTTGTGTCGGAATTAGGACTGTAATATCTTTTACAAAGTAATCGCCATCTCCCTTGATAGTCACTGCGCCAATCAATTCTTCGCCAGAGTTAAGTCTAAATAATTTAATGTTACTCATAATATTTTCCATGATTAGGCGCGGATCAGAATTGATCCGCGGTATGTCAGTATTACTTATTAGTCAGAGCCAGGGCCAAATACTTGTTCGCCTGTTCGATGAATATTACTAGATGTAAATTCAGATACAGTTTGTGCCTCATCATCTTGAATATCAATCTTATATGATTTGTTTTTTTCTGGAGTGATTTGTTCAAGTATGATTTTCAACATGCCATTGAATAAACCAGCATTTTTGACAACAACATTATCATTAAGCGCAAATGCACGAGTGAATGCTCTGTTAGCAATGCCTTCATATAACATAGTACCAGCCGGTGTAGACTTATCAACATTACCACGAACTGAAAGTTTGTCACCATCAATTTGAATTTCAAGTTGGTGTTTATTAAACCCTGCAACTGCTAGTTCAATTGTATAAGTATTTTCACCAATCTTTTTGATATTGTATGGCGGATAGTTTGGTACGTTTTTAGTTAAGTCTTGATGTAACTTGGTTAATTGATTAGTATAACCATCATAGCCAATAAAGAATTTCTCAAAGTCTTTTACAGTGTTGAATGAATTCATAGTGTGAATGCTCCTATTAAGCGAGTTTTAGTTTAAGTTAACGATACCCATTAGGCATATCGAATTTCCTGCGTACCGAATACAGGGACACCATATCGTTGTGCCGGCAAACGTTTCCTAAGGTAGGGGAAATCTTCTAAAGGCATATGAACGAATATCTTCACGGCCTAGTAATGTTTCTTGATCATTCCATTCGACTAATTCAAACCCATGACGCTTTGCCCATTCAATAAAACCGTTATGCGTAAAGTACCAGATATGTTCTCCTGGGCGATAATGTTTAGATTCTTGTACAGTATCTCCAGATTTAAATAATGGTATTGATGCAAAGAACCACTTATCGACATTGTTCAGCAAAGCAGTTGGATCTGGAATATGTTCAATTGAGTCCCAACATGTAATTGCATGTACACGATCCTCATATGGATTTTTGAATCTATTTGTTGCATGTAACCAATTATTTGCTCGTTTATTTACATCAAAGCCATAGCAGTTAATTTCACTAACAAATAGACCACCGCCAATGCCAATGTCAACTATGTCTGCAGTTTTAGTATGTTCTTTGACTAGGTTAACACGAGCGCGAGTAAGATACTTACCCATGTCTGACTTATCATATTCTAAATATTTATCCCAGTAGTCTCCATCATAATCAATTGGTTCTGCTGGATGGTAACCCATCCCAAGCTCTGGCCACCATATAAAATTATCTTCGTACCCAGTCGGTAAACTGCCGTTCATAATTACTGATTTCCTTGTTACAGTCATGTTTCATATCGATACACCTGCAAAATTGATCTGGCATTGCAAATGCAATACTATTCTTTTGACGATACATAATTGCTTCTGGCGAATTGAACATACCATGACCACCTAATACAATCCATGCCGGATTGTTATAACATAGACTAGCAGGAACAATCCAACCAACGCCGCCTACTGTATATCGTGCAGACTGTGTCAGAGCTAACAATTCTTTTACACCTAACTGACCATCATAGAACTTTATATCTGCATAAGGTTCTGGACTGACTAACCATTCGTCAATCATATTTATATCTCCAATAGAGATAATTTTAATGCCCATGCCCTTTAATATTTCAGCAGACCGTGCAATGTACTCAGGCTTAGGATTCCTTGCAGAATTAAACCATTCTTTACGTTCAGTTGATGGTTTGATTAATGCATATTCTCCAAGGTCTTGAATCCATGGAAATTCTGATCTAAAATCTGGTAGGTCAAAGTGTGTAGCCCTGACTCCAAATGATATTGCTAACTCATTAGGAATTCCACGAAAACCTTTAGGTTTACCATAATGGATTTGTTTAACATTTTTAACTTTGTCTAGTTCAATGTCTTCCCAGACAATATTAGGATCATCTTTTAAGACATTCTTTGCCTGAGTTCTTAATTTAGTATTTGGTCGAATATACTTAACATTTTCTAGGCCTTGATATATTTGCGGCCAAGGTGTCTCAAGATAGACGTCTTCTTTGATATTTTTAATAAAGGCTCGTTGATAGATATTATCTCCGAGTCCTTGCATACCACGAATGTACATTATCTTGGCTGATGTGAAGGAACAGATCCAATATTATATTTTGGACAAAGTTCCCATTCATCTTTTTCACGAAATGATATGACTTTAATTTGACGAAGAGGCGCACAATTTTCCATACGTTCTGCAGATACAGCAGTCAATAGACCCCAGTCAGATAACAATGTAGTAATAGTATTACGACGTTGTATGTCATTTTCTAAAAGGTTTGATGGTTTACCGTCAAGTAAAAACAATTCTTTAAAGTGTACAATAAAGTATCGTCCTTGTTTATGAAGAATATGACAAGACTGATACAGTTTGTTTTCTTTACGAGATGCTACACCAATTCGTGTCAGAGTTTCTTTGATCTTTAAAAAATCATCAGGCTCATTAAGCACTACCTCTAACATCATTTCTGGTACCCAGTCAATTGGGTCTAAGTTATTTTGATTGTCCACCTTTGTACATCCTCTTTTTCAATTCATCAATTTGATTCTGGTTTAGCAACGATAACACTTGTCGTGCTTTCTCATTACTATATTTATAATAACTTTTAACGGTTTCAAACTCATCATCACTTATGAGTTTGTCCCATTTAGAAAACCGTTTACGTTTCCTAATAGTGTTAGTTAAAAAATCAAATTGAAGTTTGTTGTCTAGTTGATGATACCTATTCATTTCGTTAGCAAGTAATACGGTATCAGAGAAGTATGACAGTGAACGATTGATGATATACGCATTGTATGATTTTTCTGCCAGATCATCAACCATCAAGTCTTTCTTAGTATAGTTTATTGAGTTTAAATAGTCAAATGGGCTCATAATTATACTACCTTAACTAACATACGAGTCAGGCCTAATAAATCAATAGATACGAGCAAGAGGTAGTTAGCCAGCATCCCAAAAGACTTCCTAGTATAAGAAGACCAAGCATACAAAGCGCAGCCCATGATCCAAATAGGATATAAAATGAGCAGTGGCGGGTTGGGGACCGTGACAGCCATTGTAATGCTACAGCCAATAGAAATACCCCAAGCAAGTAGCTCAATAATAAACCTAGTGGGGTAAGATATATAGTCATCACGTATCCATTTAAAAGTATTTCGTACTACATTCGGTTCGATCATCATAATATAAGGTTCTCATAATTTTAAGAAATTGCTATCACTAGACTTTGCATTCTCATGATGTCAATTGCAATGTCATGAATAGGGTTATGTGGAATAAAAACTTCCTTTAGTTCTGGTGGTATGAATCCATGTTTAAGACCAGAGCCGAACGATAAGCCTTCGATCATTGAGCGGCTATCACGAATGTTCCACCATTCAAATGGATCTGTCTTATTTACTGCAGCTAATATTGATTCAAGAAAAGGCGGATCAAATGTATTACCTCTGGTATAAATCTTTTTTGGTTTACCAAATGATAACAAAATATCATGCAGTTCTTCTAGCGGAATATCTTGGTCAGATGGTTTTAATAACTGCTGTGCTTCTTTACTTTGTTCTGACCACCACTTAAGAGTATCTTTATCAATAATACGGCCATACTTATTGACTTGTTCTGCTACATTAAATTTAATCAGTCTGGCAGATCTTAACAGCTCGTTATATGTATATGGGTCTGTAGTATAACGAGCTTCGCTAAAGGGTAACAACGCCAGACATACCACAACAGAATTAGCTGGAGTCTTACCTAGAGTTTCAAAATCATAAATCAAACAATTATTAGTCATATCATTTCCATTCAATTGAAGCCATTAACTCTGTCATACATGCCACAACGTTTAACTCATGATCAGCCACAAATGCGTTTTTGAACTGATAGTCTGCCAAGATCAATACAATTTGTGGTACAGACTGAGGCTGAACATAGTCTAGCATTACGTCATATACTTTACGAAAAATTGCTTGTGGTTCGACATCAATGTTTTCAACAACCCAGCGTCGCATAACTTTAAAGTCTTTATCTTTCAGAGACTTCATTAATACCTTGACATTATCTTCTGACATATTGACAAGTACACCAGAATCGATCTTACCAGATATTGCATAACGCTGGCATTCATTTAATACACGGCGCCAGTCTGGAAAATGCTTTTCAATCAATTTAGCTAGGGCTTGTGGCTCAAAGGTTACATTTTCTTGAGTAAGAATTGTACCTAACCGTTTGAAAAACTCAGATGCCATTTTTGGTTTTTCTGCATTAGGTATACCAAACTCATATACAGAACATCGTGAATGGAGTGGTTCAATGATTCGATTCTTAAAGTTACAAGTCAGAATAAATCTACAGTTCTGAGAGAATTCTTCAATAAAACCACGAAGCGCTGGTTGTGTTGAGTTAGGGTTTGTATAGTCGGCCTCGTCAAGAATGATAACTTTATAGCCACCAGATAACGATATAGTAGAAGCAAACTGTTTAATTTTACCACGGAGAGTATCAATATTACCTTCTTCTGAACCGTTGATAAGAATATAATCCAGACCAAGTTCATTACATAGCGCTCGGGCAACTGTAGTTTTCCCTACGCCAGCAGTACCAGAAAACAGCATGTTTGGCAGTTCACCAGTCTTTAAGATTTCAGAAAATGTATCTTTGATTGACTTTGGTAAAATGCAATCAGCAATACGTTGAGGCCTATAACGTTCGACCCAAAGGAATTCATTTCTCATTTAATACTCTCCATAATATATTATAACACAGTTTCGCATACTTGTAAATCATTTACGCTTTTGATTTGCCATGACTCCGCCAAAGGTGACTATCTGAAGCCATACCATTGCTAGCCATGTCCAGAAAGTTATTTCAATTGTCAAAGCAAAAATCGTATTAAGCGACATGATTGTTAACATCGGCATAAAAATAACGGATAATACAAATAGCGATAATATTAAAATGTTTTTAATAACGGTTGTCATGCTTATTCCTTAGGAAATTATTGCAGCGTAAATATCTTCTACATCAGAGAATTCATTCTTAACTTCATTTAAGTTTTGCTTGTGGTATACTGTTGCAACCTTACGCATATACTTTTTAGGAAGTTCAAATGTTTCCTCTAGCATTCCTAATGACTCTTTAATGTATTCGCGTTCTGATTCAATTCTGCTCATTGCACCAGAGATTTCACGCATAGCAGCTTGTACTTTTGCGCGGTCATCTGGTGACGTAGGGATCACGACATTAATAGACATTGTTTACTCTCCTGATTCATTTAAAAGTTGAGCAGAATCAGTTGTTGATTCTGGTAGTGATTCTTGCTCTTTTGGAGCATTAGCATTTAAGAATGTAGCAAATCGGTTACGAAGACCGCCTACTGCTTCTAGTTCAGCACCTTCAAATGCACCACGTTTTGTTACGACATCGATAACCTGAACGGTTGCTTGAATATCGTTAATGTTAAGTTGTACTTGTGGGGTTGTTTCTGTTGACATAATATCTCCTTATTGACCTACGGTTGAGTTTTTCTCCAGAGCAATGTAGTAGGTTACATCGCCTGCAGAATTGGTAAAGCGTGAAATTAATTTATTTGAGATTGATACTGTATATGAGTCATGAATTACTTTAAGGTTATTGATATTAAAGATGAATGAGAAGTCTTCGTCTGGTTTAACATTAACATTATCAATTTCTAGTTCAAATGAGTTTGATGTTGCGTCTTTAGTATCTGTTGCTTTGACAATAATCTTTTTGCCTTTGCTATTTGTAATAACAATGTCAGATACATCAAGAGGACCTGCTGCTTTGCGTAACGAGAGAAGGTCTTCTTCGCTAAGAACAAATTCTAAGTCAACGGTAGGCATAACAATATCACGTGACGGATATGCACTACTTAAAATATTTGTATCAGAAAAGAAGTACTTTACTGACCGATGCGAATCGACAATTGATACCGATGTCATATCATCAGAGAATCGTAACTCAGGAGCAGAAAACATACCTACGACACTAAGGAATTTATTCAGATCATATACACCAAATTCTGTGGGAAATGATTCAGTCACTTTAGCAGATGCCATAATGTTTTTGCTTTCTGACAGTGATTTGATTGTATTACCTTCTTTAAAGATAATACTGGCATTGATTGCACTAAAGTTTTTAAGAATTTTGATTGTATCTTCGCTAAGTTTCATAAGTAGGTTTCCGTTTAAAATAATATTATAACACAGTTTTAGGATTTTGTAAATCCTTTTGTAATAAAAATAACACAGAACATGCCATGTGAGCTAAATGGTCTATACCAGTCTCTGGGTCATATCGTTCGCCTTGCATGTAACTTGAGAAGTGACGCATCAGTGCAGCTTGGTAACGTGTCTCATCAACATATTGCCAGTTATGACGATCATACTTTTTTGCGCCATAGGTCAGTACCTTAACCACTTCATCAAGAGCACCAAACGGGACTAATGAATAATCTAGTTTATCTTGGTCATGTTTAATCCCTACAGTCATTATGCTGATCCTAATATTTCGTCAAGAATAACTTGACTTGCTTCAGTACCAGATATTGCATTTTCATTTGATGTAACAACTGATGCATCAACCTTTGAGTAAAGGTCAATAAAGGCTTCACGTGTATCAGTATCAAATCGATTGACACAAAGTTCAATTGCTTTTGAACGGCTCTTAAAGATAGCAAATGTCTGGATAATATGGCAAATACGGCGAGTAGAAATTAGCTCATCAAGACCGCCATCTTCAAAGGTTTTACGAATTGTGTCAGACCATGTTGCTAACAGCGTCGCAAATGTTTCATCAAGACAATCAAACTTCTTCATATGATTTAAAATAATTTTCTTTTCGGTAGCCATTGTAGGGTATGGTTGCTCAATCGTAACCACAAACCGCTCAAGGAAAGCTTCGTCAATAATGTTAGCAGTAACGAATCGGCCATCTTCTGAACCTTTACCTTTCGTGTTAGCCGTAGCAATAATGTTGAAGCCCACAGAAGGACTAACCATTTCACCAGTCTTTTTGATTAATACTGGTTTACCTTCAAGAACACCTTGCAGACACATAATTTTGCTTGAGCCACGGTCAATCTCATCAATCAATAACACTGCACCGGTCTCCATTGCTTTAATGACAGGACCTTTATTAAATACCGTCTCACCGTCAATCAAACGGAAGCCACCGATAAGATCATCTTCATCAGTCTCTGGTGTAATCTGTACACGAATGTAAGAACGTTTTAATTTGGCACACGCCTGTTCGACCATTACAGTCTTACCATTACCAGACATACCAGTGATGTATGTAGGATAAAAGAAATTACAACCTACAATAGTTTCAATAGTTTTGTAGTTACCCCATGAAACAAAGTATGAATCTGTTGGCGGTACAAACACTGAATCATTTAAGATTGATTGTAATTTTTTAGGTGGTTGCATATCAGAAGTTATCGCTTGTTCATTATATTGTTGTTCTGGAAATGGCAGAAGTACTGCCTGCAAATTATATATACCACGAGATTTTTTTGGTGCATCTTTAACAAGTCGGTATACTTCGCCAGCTGGTATATCAATCGATTTTGCGACAGTCAATAACATTGACAATTTAAAGTCAGTAGTGTCATTGAATCGTGCAGTAAGTTCAGATACTAGGGTTTGTTGTAATGGTGTCATGATGTAGATTCCTGTTCAATAGTTAATTATAACACATTTGAAAAGATTTGTCAATAGTTATGCGATTATTTCTGTAAATTGTGTTGCAAAAATGCGACTATTTTTCTTGCCACCAGCGTATTTCTTAAATGCTCTGGTAATATCTGCGGTTTTGGCATCATCATCAACGTCAAACTCACTAATGGTGGTATCAAACAATGATGAACTAAACTTCATAATAAACATACGTTTAAAGCCTAACACATTGTCATATGACGCATAACCTTTGTCACGTACCTGTTTACGAGAATTATCGAACACATCTGAATGCCATGACTTATTGATATGCGCTATCTTTTTATTAAATTCAACTGCACGATTAGCAATAAAATAACCAATAGGTACAACACCAGGATATGTGCCAAGATGAGCAGTAAGTTTTTCAAATGCATCTTGTTCTGATTCTACTGGAATATAGGCACCATCAATATTTAAGATAGTAGTGACATGAGAATGAATAGCATAACTACGCTTGCCATCTTCATTCATTGCAAAAACAGAAGAAGGGTCGCCATCAGTAAGGATTGGCACAATTACTCGCTGAAGATTATGTTTTGCTTTAAATCGTTTAACTAACAATGGTATTGCAGTCATAACCTCAACAATAGGTGTACCGTTCAATCTTTCTAAATCAGTTGTAAATACAGGACTATGAGTCTGATTAAATAAAAATCTAAATCCTTTTTTATAATCTGCATTGCTTAGAGAAGAAGATAGCACTTGTACAACACGAAGATTCTCATGACATATTGTACTTCGTAATGTGCTGAACCCACGGCGATTATCAAATGTCGTAAATGTATATACATCAAATGGAATTGATACTTTTTTACAGAACATTGATAATATCAATACTTGTAAAATAACATTATCAATGCTACCAGACATAGAACCAGACTTATCAATAAGCATAATCATGCCATGACTTTTAGCATCTGCAAGTGTGGTTATTTTTAAAAATATGTCTTCAGATAATTTGTACTGATGTAACTTAGACATATTTAAAGAACCAGTATTTGATACCTTTGCTCGAGTATATTGATATGCAGCCTTACGTGTCTCAAATTCTTTTGCCATAACATTAACAAGTTTAGTGTTATCTTTAACAAATTTATTAAAGTCATCAGTATATTTTTCAAATACTGAACTTACAAATGTTTCGTTACGATGTGCATCTAACTGAGCATACGTCGTAATCATTTCATCAGTCTGTTTTTTACTTAAACCATAAACTACAGTTGGAATATTGCCTTGTTCATTACGTTCAACAATTTCAGATTCCATCGACCGATATGCATCATCAGTCGACGTATCTAGTTCGTCAACTACTTCTTGTTCTGAATCTGCGTTATCAACTGATCTATCTTCCGACATATCAGCCATGCTTTCATTCTCACTATCATCAGGTTCGCCCATTGTGGTAGATGATCTATTAGGCGAGCTATCAGAGTTGCTTTCGCCTGCGGCATCTTGTCCGTCGGTTGGTTCGCTGTCTGATTCAGATGCTGAATATGTTTCTGCTGTTTCGGTTGTGGCTGAACTGGAGCCTTTTTCTTTACGACCGTTTTCTTTACGGGTGTCTTTTGATTGCTCATTTTTTTCCTTTACATAATTGTAAATGGCTCTGCAGCAAACAATAACATCTTCCCACGTTTCACATGCATTAGCCATATCGACAAAGACTTGTTCTTCTTTGCTGTATGCGATATTTATATTATCGCGTAACTTTGATTTTAAGTTTAATCGATTCATAAAGCTCATTGCTTGTACATCTCGGCCTTTAATCTTGAAAAAGTCAAGAGAATACATATGAGCATAACCGCCTTTAAAAGATCTGACAAGACCTGGGTACTTACGCTGTATCAATTTCTCAATACGAACATCTTCAATGATATTGACAAAAGCACGAGGTAGCCCAGGTATTTCTGTAGTGGCATTGTGCCAGCCTTCAGACGGAGTATACAGAGCATGACCAACTTCATGACCAATCAAAAGATCATAAGTATCTTTGTTAAGTTCTTTCCATAAAGGAAAATACAATATACGATTGTCTACATCAAACGATGCAGTATCATAATTGCCATGACGTATCGATATATTTTCATTAGCTAGCAATTTAGCAAGTAACGATTTTGATTGTGTATACATAGTTGTTCCTCTTGAAATTATATTATATACCAAAATCGTTACGATGTAAACAACTTTTTTCACTATTGTTGTAAAAATACAACACTATTATCCTCGAGTTGTCACCATTGTAGAAAAATTCTGATGTTTCTTAAATTCAATCTTGCTTCTGAACTTACCGTCTAGGACATCGCCCTTATGAGATATAATAAAAACATTAGTATCGTTTTCAACCGTATTAAGAATCTTCATAAGATTCTCGACACCTTCTGCATCAAGAGATGCATCAAGTACTTCATCAAGTATAAGCAAATTAGTAGATGCAGAGTTTTTCATTCTGGCAATTTGTCGCCATGCAAATAATAGTGCTAAATTGATTCGTTGCTTTTCGCCTTCAGAGAATGATGAATAGTTAAAGTCATCGCGATGTCGTGATCGTATAACTTCATTAAAGTTTTCGTCTAGGTGAAACGATACAAAGAAATCTAGTACATTCAAATATTTATTAATCAATGTATTCATTACTGGCAGATATTCTTTAATAATTTTTGTTTTAATACCAGTATCTTTGAGCATTTCTGATACGACATCAAGATAGGTTTTTGATTCTAACATCTTTAGCCTACGTTCTGACAATATATCGCGTTCTTCAATAAAATCTTGACATTGTTGATTTGCGCGAGATAAGTCGCTATCTTCAGAGCTAATAAGTTCAATTTCAGTATTGATTGACTTAATTTCATTTTGTAGTCTAGTGATACCAGAATTGTTTGTGTGAATTTCAGAATTGCTTTGACGTATAAGAACTGCTAGTTCGTTAAGTTCGTTAAGTTCAGTATCAATAGTTTTTATTTCTGTTTCGGCAGATGTCATTGCTTCACGCAATGTTTTTGCTTTATCTTTAGCCGTACACATTTTATGTTCACGTGTATCTTCTGTTATCTCTTGAGTACAAGTAGGGCAAGTATTGTTATCTTCATAGAACTTAGCAGTAGTAACCACATCAGATATTTGACGCATAAACTGAGCTTGATATTGACTAAGTTTAGATTTCTTATTACCTAATGATTTTAAGGAATCATCAAGACCATTATTAGTATCGGCCACAAAATTAGACAATGATTGATTCAGGGTCTGAAGCTGGTCAATTTCTACCTTAATAGAATCAATCTTTTCTGTCTTTTGCTTTAAATGAGTTTTATTAATTTCTGTAATATCGCGTATATGATTCTTTTGCATTGTCAATTTTTCTTTGACTAATTCAAGGGCATACACAATAGATGTAATGTCTTCTTTAAGACGCGATAGTTTTTCTTTTAAGATACCATTCATTTTACCAAAAATTTGAATATCTAAAAGATCTTCAATAACTTCTCTTCTGGCATATGTTGGTAACTGCATAAATGGAATAAAAGAAGAGGAACCAAGTACAATGATCTGATGAAAAGATTTGTGGTTTAACTTTAAAATATTTTGTTCTAAATGTTTTTGATAGTCACGAGCCTGAGCTGCCTGATTAATCATAGCACCATTTTGCCATATTTCAAACTTAACTGGTTTAATACCACGAATAACTTTGAAGTCATGATTAGCCGCAGAAAATTCTACTTCAACGATAGCAGCTTTATTATTTATAGAATTAACTAGTTGATTCTTGTTGACGTTTCGATGTGCCTTACCAAATAACACAAATGACAGAGCATCTAACATAGTTGATTTGCCCGCGCCATTTTCTCCTACAATTAATGTACTAGGCGAACGGTTTAATGATACTTCAGTAAATGCATCTCCAGTAGATAAAAAGTTTTTCCATCTGATAGTCTTAAACAGTACCATAACTAAATAATCTCCTCATTTACTGCTTCGACATATATTTCACGCATAAAGGCTTTCATACGATTTTTATCCAGTTCAGTATCAATTGCATCAACATACGAATCTAACAGAGTTGTGGTATCGTCAATTGATATATTATCATCAGAAACATTCTGACCTTGAAACTCTTCAAAAGTTTCTGCTACCTTAAATTCATGTGTGTCGACCTCAAGTATCTTATCAACAAATGTATCAAACAAATATGGGTCAGACTTATTGACTACTACAAGCTTGACAAACTTTTGTACTAAGTTACTTAGATCGTATTGTTTATTATAATCCATTTTACGATCATCGTAAACAATTTTTTCAAATAAATTTAAAGTATTTTGTACTGGAGTTAAAGTTCTAGTTTTGGTATCAATGACATGAAAGTATTTAGGATCATGAGCATCTGCCCATGTAAATTCTATTTGAGCTCCAAGGTAATTAATATTACCTTGTGTCGACTTAGTATGAAAATGACCAGTCAGTACGGTTTCAAATCTATCGAATGCCTCAGTACCCATACCGTGAGTATTAATTACGCCTTTCATAAGTTCAAACCCGTTCAACTCTAGATGAGCACCAACCCATGATGCATCGCAAGAACTTAAGAACTTCATTGTATCATGATAGTTTTCATTATTAATCCAAGGGACTAGAGCAATACGAAGACCTTCGTAATCCATCACAGTTGGCTTCATAACAATATTTACATTGTTAGTGTAGTAACCCATCAGTTCTTTTAGAGAACATAATTCATTTGTTGATTTGTAAAATACATCATGATTACCAGGGATAATATCCATAGTAATACCTTCTTTCTTTAAGACATTCAAAAAGCAACTACGATTAGAGTTCAGTGCCTTAAAGTTAATATACCTACGATGATCATAATAGTCGCCAAGGTGGATAATGTTTTTAATATTATGTTTCTTTAAGTATGGAAAGAATACTTGGTCGTAAAATCTTTCCTGATATTCAATAAAGATATCTGATGAATTACGTGCACCACAATGAGTATCATTAATAATTGCAATTTTCATGTTGTTATACCATAAACAGTTCAATGCCCTTCTTTGTTTTTTCTTGAGCAATAAGGGTTTTCATTTTAGTATCTGCCGTTCTAACTCGGTCAATTCTATCACGCAAGTAATCAACAAATGGCTGGTTGATAGCAGCATCATATTCGCTTAACGAATCAATTTGCATA